GTGTCTTGTCCGCCTCAAAAAAACGACCACCTTTGACCAAATTGCATTTTTGACACAATTGCCTCAAATTCCACAATTCATCGCTCCCGTTCAATCGCTTTGGAATCACATGATCAATGTGCATTTGTCCTTCGGTTTGTCCACACATCTGGCAACATCCATCACGCTTCAATACAACTTCTCTGATCTTACGCCAACGAGCTGTGCTGCCACCTTTCCAGTTGCGTGACATCAATGCCACCCACGCTTTTGCCAATGTTCATAGGCTTTGCAGCTTGAGCCTTGATACCGGTGATCTATGTATCTGAGAGTCCAGTCAATCATGCGAAAGCCATCAAGGTTTCTGTACTTAGGATTGCGCATCTGGCCTAAACCAAAGTGCGATCCATTGATTGCATTAACACGCCAATTGCTTTCCTTTGTAATTAGCTTGTCAAAGCATTTGAATTCTTGCCAATTAACAATCCTTGAATGTGCATAGAGTTTAAGATAATCAATCGATGGTTTAACTTCTTTTGTTGCGTTAGCCGGTGTTGTGCCAACAAGACATAGCACGGCCAAAACCATCAAACATCGGCTGCGAGCTATCCGGCTCACCGGCTCGCTACCTCGTGTAGATGGTAACGATGCTGTCAAATACCGAGCGTAATCTTGGGCGATTCCAACAGGTTTCGCACACCTGTGGACAAAGCCTGTGGATAACTTAATCACAAAGACATCTCCTCAATCCGAGCATCATCTACGATCTTGATGCCAAATGTGCCACAGCTCATGCATTGTGCAAACCATTCATGCTCTGTTAGCTCTGCACCTTTCTTGAGTCCATGTCGTTGCTTTGGCTTTCCGTACAGCTTTGAGCAGATCGAACAATCAAATTGAAGGATGTGCATAATTGCTCCTTTGTAAAGTCTCGATTGGTTGCAGATTGATTTGAGGCACACTCCAATTGTTTTGTGATGCATTTCGATAGCGAGGTTTTTTGGCCACAGCCACCGGCATCCAACCAACAATGTGCATCTTTGGTGCGTTGCCTGTAACTAGCACAGCAATGTCACGATCATGTCGATCTGATTCCTGAATCCACAAATTGCTGGCCGGATTAGCTGACCATTTGACCTCGATGTGCTCGCCCACATCAGCTTTAGATTTATCCCATGTGATGCCTGGTGTGTAGTCATAACCCAATCGCTTGGCCACTACTAACTCAGCCAGCATTGACTCACCCATTTGTGCCACATACTCAAACCATGAAAGGTTTTTGACGATGCGTGAGCTGTGATCAGCTGATCGATCATGGCAATGTTGGATCGCTGCAATCATGCATTGCACCTCCTCGATGCGATCTATCATCGGCAATCACCACAAAACCAAATGATGTTGTCTTGTTTGTCATAGCCTTTTTGGTAGCCAAAGTGATCCAATCGGCGCAACTGTGAGCATTTGTCACATTGCTCAATTTTGTATTCCTCAACGATTTCGCCATTGCACATCAATCGGGCTTTCATCTCTTGAGGATAAATGATTTCAACATAGTCGCTCATACCTGTGGCTCCCATGTTCCTGTGCTGCGTAAAACATACCAACGAGGCGAGCATTGCTTTTCTTTAATTTTCTCGATGCAAAAGTAGCCGCCCCATGACTTTGGTGCATCTGGCTTGCTTTGATTCCATCGCATCGACCCATGCAAGCACGATGGCACGGCATCGGCCTTCCATGCAGAATCCTCTGATGATCCAAATGATGGTGTGCCAGCTTGCTCAGCTTCGGCAGCTGTTGCATAACTAGGCACATCACCATGTTTTGTTGTCCAGTAGTCATAATCGGCTGCCGGTGTTTCGCTTTTGACCATTGCCATGACCTCTTTGGTTGCCTTTTCGGTGTTGCCCATAATCAAGGCCATCACACGCATCAAAGCTGATGTGACAGTATCCTCAACCATCCATCGCTTCATTTTGTCCGGATAAGCTGCAAGATAGCCGTATGCATAATCAATGCCAGCTGGATCGATTTCGGTTTGATTGCGCCATGCCTTAGCTTGCACAAGCACATAGCCTTTTTCGGCATTGAATTCAATGATGTGCGATTCCAACCTACCTTGCGGAAATGTGGCAATCCAGCGGTCTGTGCGCTCTTTGTTGCCTTCGTATCCATCCATAAAAGAGGCCATCATTTGACCTTCCGATCAGCCGATACCGCATGGCGTGCCACGGCTCGGCCTCTTGTATAGCCTTGTCGCTCGCCTTCCTTAAAACCTACGGAATAGGCCATGACAGCCCAAAAGGCTCCAGCGATCAAACACATGATCACAATTGATGCTTCGTTCATTGTATTGCTCCCGATTCTGGGAGCCGCGTATCAGCTCCCGAAATAGAGAGTGACAGGCAAATCCGACAATTTCAAGAATCACGCTCAAATCATGGCGTGTCGTTACCGGATAAACGCCTTTCAATGGTTTTTTCGTATTCTGACTTTGGCTTGTCTTTGAGGCCGTTGGATGCTAAAACCCCACCCAATGACCCGGTGAGAAAGATTGCCAATGTTTTGAGCAGATCGATAAAAGCTGCATCATTGGGAGCTTGTGCTCCAATTGGCTGTGTCACAAAAATCAATGCATAAGTGATGCCCAAAGTGACAATCAGAAACACAATGGCTAAAACCGATCCGATTAGAAACATCAATCGAGCTTTGATGTCCTCTTGACTTAAACGCTCTTTATTCTTTGAAGCCATCACCAATCACATCCTCTGTACAGGTACCTGTGACCTTGCATTGTGGTTTTTGGCACTCTGGGTTTTCCCAATTGGCGTGCTCTTGGCATGGGTATCGCACCCACCCGTCATAACCACACCCGGCAAGGCTTGACGAAAGGATCAAAGCCAAACCCGCCGCGAGTGATTTCCGAGTCACTTCCCCGTAGACCCGAAAGCTTTATCAGCTGGATTGAGCCAACGCAAAATGACCGGCACAACAGCTGCCACGCCACCCATTGCCATTTGCTCAAGTGATCCGCCGGCCATGTACACGGCCAAAGCCGCCGCGATGTATGAGCGCGCCCATGATGCCGCAATTGCTTTTGCTTGCTCCATTATTTTTCTCCTTTTGGTCGATCCGGTAAATCACCGGTAAACGGCTCATAAGCTGGTCGGCCATAACCGACAACAAATGAGCGTGCTCCCAAAGCTCTTGATTTCACCATGACTTCGCCACCATTGCGCTGACTTTTGCCAGCTGATGTGTTGCCTTCAATAGTCACAATCTGTTTTTCGGAAACCCGGATCACCAAGCCAATGTGATTGATTGTCTCTTTATCATCGATAATAAAGTCAAAGAAAACAAAATCACCAATCTTTGGTGTTGTGTGCCATTGCTTAGCTTTCTTAAACGACTCAGCTCCAGCTCTTGTGCTGACCACATTTGGCACTTTCACACCAGCTTGATCTGCACACCAATTAAGAAACGAACCACACCACGGCAGCTTGTCGGCTTTCATGTGCTTGCCATACTTTGTCTCGTTGTTGCCGGTTTCAGCTGTGCCGACCTCGGCCAAAGCAACTTGAATTAAACGCGGCAATGTTCCTTGTGGAAATGTCAATTGACCACCTCAAATTCATCGGTTTCAGAATTGTATTTCATGCCAATTGCGGCAAATTGACCTCGAAAATTAGCGTGGATTGATGTTTGAATCCAACGGCCGCCAAAATGAGCAACACAAAAATCAATGCCTTTGTTCTCATTTTCCACACCATCGATCAACAATTCATTGTTGTGAACAACAATAACCCGTTGCACAATGTCGTTTTCATTTAACTCAGCAAAATGCGCCATTAGAAAGTCACACTCCCACTACCTGTCCATGTGTAATAACGATACCCGCCGGATGTTGTTGTTGCTGGTGATCCCGTTGTTGCAATTGCTGCTGGAAAAGTATCGGCGTAACGAATAATGACAATGCCTGATGCTCCGTTGTAATAAGTTGAACTTGTACTTCCGGCACCACCGCCACCGGTATTAGCAACCGCAGCTGATGTGGATGTTGCTCCTCCGGCTGAGGCCGTTCCTTTGTTTGTTCCTGCACCTGCGCCGCCACCTGCATAAAAACCGCTAACGCCTGTTCCTGTTGCTGTGGCCCATGTTGAATTCGCGTTAGAACCGGCACCGCCATTTCCACCGGTGTTGTTTGATGCGTTACCACCTGCCCCACCAGCTCCACCGCCGCCTCCTGGGCCGCGTTGTGATTGTGTGGTTGCGCCAAATCCAGCACCACCATTGTTTCCTTGTGATGGACTTGTCGTTGGCGTATTACCAGCACCGCCAGCGGGATTGTTACCAGCGACACCGCCGGTTGATCCGCCACCTGATCCGCCTGTGTTTCCAGTTGAAGCATTTCCCAGTGATGCACCAAAACCACCACCGCTCGATGTTATTGAACCAAAAACACTATCCGTACCATTGCCAGAATAACCGCCGCCCGCACCTACTGTCACGCCAATTGCTGAACCAGCTGTAACCGATAAACCGGTGCCCGTGCGATAACCACCAGCTCCACCGCCGGCTGACTGGATGGCCAAATCTGGGCCACCACCACCACCGCCGGCGATTACAAGGTATTCAACAGTCGGTGTGGGTGCTGGCTTAAACAAATTCAAGCCAATTGGTTTGAGTGGACTCATGATGCAATGTCACCAATCAAAACCCATGTGTCAGTTGCTTTTTTCCAAAGTGATGCGCCTGAGTATTGGCCTGTTAATTTTAATTTTCCACCGCTTGAATTGATAGTCACACCAGCTCCAGCAATAGTGACTTGGCCAGCTGCGTATTGCAAAAGATCAATTCTTGTATTTACCGGAAAAGCCACAGTTGCATTTGTTGGAATTGTCAAAGTGATCGGTGATGCATTTGAAAGCGTTACCATTTTGCCAGCATCAGACAAAGCCAATGTGTAGGTTGTGCCTGTTTGGGCGTTTTCAATAGCTTGGTTTCCGACACCATAATCAAATGACAATGTGACCGATCCTGATGTGCCACCACCTGAAAGGCCTGTGCCGGCTGTCACCGCGCTGATGTCACCGCTTTCGCTTGACCACACAAAATCCATGTCGGTGTTTGAATTTTTTGTAAGGATTTGGCCAGTTGTGCCGCCTTTGAGATCAGCCAACGATGTATCAACCGCCTGACCGAAAACCTCAAAATCAGCTGGAAGCTGGGAGACCAAATCTGTGTTGGTCGGCATTTGCCAATTGAAATTGCTCGTTGGATTACTCATTTTTTCTCCTTACGCCACAATCGTGGCATTGATCCAATCCAAAGTTGGATTGACTGTATTCCATGCTTCGACCACCGGCACATCGTTCCATCGCATTGCTTGCAATGAGTATGAAATCGGTGACAAAATCATCGAAATGCTGATCTGATTGTATCTGGCCGAAAATGTCCAGCCTTCAACAAAACCCAGATAATCACCAGAATTCATGTTTAACGGCAAATCGGAAATGTTCACCGGCATGCCCATAAAGACACCTATCAAGGCATCGCGGTCACTATCATCGAGCTCTGGATTGGTCAGCTCAAATGTGATGTTGTTAAAATTAAATCGTGGGTAAGCTCTTAATTCCAAATAAAAATCAGCTTGAGATTGTGCATCGGCCTGATGCTTGATTGTGGTTGTGAAAATCTGTGCCAATTGCCCGTATAAGCCTACGGATTCCGCATCAACCGCGCTGACTTCCAAAGCTGAATTGTTGCCGTACTTTAGAGTGATCGTATTTCTAACATCGCCTGTGCGAGATTGGATGCTCAATCCCGATGCCAAAGCGTGATTGGCTGTTAAATCAACATAGCCATTTGCTGCCAAATAAACTGTGCGATGTGTACTATCGGCATACCCGATTTGGCCAGTTGGAGATTCGTAGAGGTATCCCAATCCAGAATTGGCCAATTGTGTGGCCAATGAATAAACATCAATAACGGATGAGCCTCGGTTCTCAAGCTCATAATTTCCCGGCCTGTCAATCTCACCCAATCCCGTGTTTTCTGCATCTTGCCATTCAACAGTTGGATCGTAGGTTGCCCATGTCAATGCGCCTGGCACTTCCTCCCATGAGGCAAATAAAACTTCGCTTAAAACTGTAAAAATTTGATCACCATCAAAATCATCGTTCAAAACACCTTCGGTTAATGCTTTTGGCAATCGAGCCAATGCACCCAACGCAATGATCTTGATTCGTTGTGCATAATCAACCGATCCAACCTCAGCAACGGCAATGTCAATTTCAACCACCGATCCACCAAAGATCGGCACAAATGTATTTGTCGAATCTTTTAGTTCAATTGTGATCGCTTGATTTATTGCAATTGCAACATTTGATTGATCAAGATTGATGATTTCCAGATTTGTGTATCCGGCCTGTGGCTGCTCATAAATGTTTGTCCGACCGCTTGTGATGGTCAGATTTGCCAAAATGGCGGTTTGGTATTGCACACCGCCAATGGTCACGCGCCAAATTGGGTTGAATTGTGTCATGCTATTTGAAGCGCGGTTGCACCGCCCGTGCCTCGGTAAAATGAATTGTTGAGCGTATCCACAAGAACACGCGCTGTGCCTTCTGGATCAGTTGTTACGCCATTAAAATTGACTGTGACACTTGGTTTTGATGAAGCTGCAAGGATGCCAGCAAGTGTGTTGGTATTGACTCCGGATGTTCCAAATGCAAATGGCTGATTTGAAGCTGCCATAATTCCGGCCAAAGATGTCGTTCCGCTTGTAAAATTGTCAAAAGCTCCAGCAACATCATCAACAACCTTTGTCACTTTTTTGGCCACAGCTGCAATCGATCCGCTGCCGCCTGTGCTGCCGCCTGTGCTGCCGCCTCCAGTAACTCCACCACCGGTTGTGCCTCCACCGGTAACATTTCCACCAGTAATCCCACCGCCTGTTGAAAGCGTTGATCCTGTGCTCATTTGGAAATTGCCCAATGCCCCGGTTGCTGTGCTGCCACCGCTTGAGCCAATTTTGCCCACATACGGGATGTCCTTGCCGGGATTGATAATGTTTAATCCGCGAATTGCAACATTGACAAAATCAATGGCTGTATTGATCAAGCCTTTGAGTGATCCCAAAACATTTGCCATGACATTGAGGACAACGCTGGCCACATCGCCAATCACGCTGAAAGCTTTACCGATTACGCTGCCGATGATTGGAGCTGCTGCTTTGATCAAATCAAAAAAGGCTTGAAATTCATCTTTGTTTTCTACTACTGTTTTTTTGATTTTGTCAAAAGCCGATTTGAAACCTTCAAAAATAGGTTGCACAAAGCCTTTGATCGAATCTGCCAAGCTCTTTAATGTGCCACCGATTCCATCGGATTTCTCACCAAAAGCATCGGCAACCTGTTGCACAATTGGGATGACCTTTTCTGAAAACAATGTGGCCAATTCCAAAACAATCGGCAAAAGTGCCTCACCAATTGTGGTTTTTGCATTTTCCAATTGAGCTGTAAGGATGCGTGTTTTATTTGCCAGACCATCGCTGGTGCGCTCAAAATCGCCTTGTGCAGCTGATGTCTGTTGATAAATTAAGGCTTGAGCTGCCAATACCTTTTGTTGTGGTGTCAGCGCATTTTTGGTGGTGCTGATGATTCCCAATTCCAAAGCGGCTTGGCGCAATGAGGCATCATCCAACAAAACGCCGTATTGTCTCAGCGGTTCAGCTTCTCCACGCAATGCCGATCCAATGGCGTTAATGGCTTGCTCTGGAGAGGTGTTGTTAAATGATGCAAGATCGGATGATAATTTCACAAAGTCTGTTGAGAAATTGGCCAAATCCTTACCGCTTAAACCGGCAGATTTTCCAAATGTGGCAAATGTTGCAGCTGCATCCAATGCCTGTTGCTTTGTCTGGCCTAATGATGAAGCGGCACCATCAGCAAATTTCTCAATGTCTTTGGCTGTTTCTCCAAATAAAACATTGACCTTTGAAACAGTCTCGCCCAAATCGCTTGCAGCCTTGACCGCATCAACGCCAATTTTGACAGCCATTGCACCAGCTGCGGCAGCTGCGGCAGCAAAAGCCAATGCAGCTTTTTTGCTGAAATCGCCAATCTTGCCGGCAAATCCATCAACATCCTTTGAGCCGACATTGAGGCTCTTTTTAAGTTCATCAACATCAGCTAGGATCGAAAGCTTGAGTGTTCTTGATTGACCGGCCATCACCACTCCTTCAAAATCTTAGTAAATGCATTTTCCCATTGATTGATGATGTACGGCTGCTCGGCACGCAATGTTGGATAGATGAAATAACCAAATGAGCCAATGCCGCCGGGAGCCTTGCCAGACCAAATCGGAAATTGCTTGAATTTTTGTGATCCGAATTCGTAACCGCCCCAAAGCTGTTGAGTTGTGCCGCCACCGCTGAATTTCTGAGATACAAAGCCATAGCTGATCTCACCGACTTTTGATGACTTACTCACACGCGATCCTTGAGCAATGCGTATTGCCGCCTTATTTGGGCGGTTGGCGGCTGCCGATGTGACCTTTGATTGCACATAAGTAGCCAAGCCGTTTGATACGCCTTTAGCCTCAGCAACCGCTTGCTCATCCATAGCTTTGAAAGCTTTGATGATGCCGCGCAAATCACTCTTGTTGTAAGTGATTGGTTCAGTTGCCATCTTTGATCCTCAGTATCTCAAAAGCGGTTAAAATGTCCTCAGCGGTTTGAAACTCTGATCGTGACAATCCTGTATGGATAGCCAATTCCCAAACAATCCGGTTTATTGATCCGGATTCGTAGCTTTTGGGTTTTCGGTTTCTCCCATGCTGATGTCACTTACAGTCTCACACCAGATTTCAAAAGGCTTGACAGTTTTGCCGGCTGCTTCGCGCTTCATGGCGTGATAAGCCAAAAACATCAAATCAGCAATTCCCAATTTCTCAGAAACTTGCTGGATTGTGTTTCCAGTTTTGTTCTCCCATTTCATCCACTCCGGTGGGAGCGCGGTATAGGTCGCGCTCTCCCCAGTAGCGAATTCAATTGTGATTGGTAGTTTCATGCTCCCGATTTCCTCTCACTATGCCAATGTAGGTGTTGTCACACAGGTGAATGTCATTGAGACAGTCTGTGCGTCTGGTGCTGTGCCTCCAGCTGATGGGAAAATCGGTTGCACAGTAAAATTGAAAGTGCTGCCCGGCTCTGTTTCAAGGATTACGGCCAAAGGTGTATTTGGTGAATTCTCAGCTTGATTCCAAAGCATTTCGCAAAGCGATGAAGCAACGCCCCAGTCAGCCAACATCTCAACAGCAAATGAACCTTGAGTGTCGGTTGTGTAATACGCCTTGCCATCGAGTGTCTGGTATGTGTTGATCGTTGAATCAACAGTCAAAATGGCTGATGTTGCTTGTGCATCAAAAGTATCCCCATCGATGCTGAAGCTCACATTTCTGCCGGTGATGATAGTGGTTGGCATTTTGTCTCCTATTGGTTGTAGTAGGTGGATACTTGGAGATCGGCCGTGAGGTACTTTCCGGCACCGACTTCCAAAGGTTGTGGCTGATTTACATTTCCGACTTCATAACCATTTGGCATTGCTGCAATGATTGAGATCATCAATGTTTCGAGATTATCCAAAGCTGCGGCATTGTTGGCATAACCAACCACGCCAGTCACAGTCAAATTGACCTTGACTTTTGTAGTGTTTTTGCCGATCAAAACGCTTTCCAAATAAGGTGCATCCGGGATCAAGCAAATCGATGGGCTGGTCATTGTTTCGGGTATGCCGTTGTACACATTGGCAGCGATGGATGACAAAGCTGTTTTGAGTGGCGTGCGGATTGCTGATTCGATGCTCATTGACACATCGTTTCAACATCAAGAAACGGGCCTAATAGGCCAATCACTCTATTGCTCAAGCTGCGGCCGAGAATAAATGGTGATGGCTGAAAATTGTCTGACATGATTTGGTTGCCCGGAGCTGTGATGCTCTGAAAAATCTCAACGGCTACAACCAAAATTGCATTTTCAATTGGTGGTGTCGATGCGTACAGCTGCGCTGCCGATGATCCACTCAATGTTGCTGTTGCCGCTGGAATAAACGGCAATGGATAGTCACGATCAGCGGCCGCTGTTGCAGCTGTGAAAGTGTAAGGCTCAATCCGATCATCGGTGACTGTGTAGGTCGCGCTGTAAGCTCCGGCCCCGGTAACAACAACAGATTGACCCGGCACAAAGTAATTTGGCCGCATTGTGGTGAAATAAATGACGGAATCACTCACATTGGCAAAAGTCACCGATGATTGGTATTGCGTAAGTAAAGGCAAAATCGTTTGCTCAGCTGAATCAATGTATGAGTCAAGCTGTGCATCGGAATACAAAGAAACCGAGACACCAAGAATCGCTCTCAGCTGCGAGGCTGTAACTATTGCTGGCATCTCGGTTCCTTTCGTGTCAGTAGCGTTCGGGAGCGACCGCTACCGATAGTGATTTATGGGAGGTTGTTAAATTGTGCACCATTTGCCACCTTGGCAGCTAGTGCGCCATAGCCGTAGTAAAGGATGTCAATTGTTCCATCGCTGTTGATGTTGCTGCGTAGCGTAAAGCGTGGAGATTCGTACCATGTGTATGAATCTGGGTTCACAACTACCATTGATGAATCGCCATCGGCTGTTGTTGTGCCAGCGTTACCAAATGAGCGTGAAACATAAAGATTAAGACCCGGTGAAACTACACCGCGCAATGAATCTCCGCGAACATTTCCAGCTGCGTTTGATGG